AAGCACGTACGGGACTGACGCTAGTCCTGATGGTGCAGACGCCGTACTAGTTCGCGATCTGAGCATCGTTCCTCTTCAAAGCGACATTGTTAGTCGTGATTTGATTCGTCCTTACTTGGGCGCATCTGAGCAACTACTGGCTAACACTCGCGTTGAATGTACTTTCAGTGTTGAGCTTGCCGGTTCCGGCACGGCTGGAACCGCTCCTCGTTACGGCAAAGCGCTAAAAGCTTGTGGCTTTAGCGAAACAATTGCTGCTAACACTAGTGTCACATATGACCCTGTTAGCACCAACTTTGATTCGGTCACCATTCATTACAACCTGGATGGAGTTCGGCACAAGGTAACTGGGGCAAGGGGAACCTTCAGCATTACTGGAGCAGTAGGCGAGATTCCAACTATTGATTTCACAATGACTGGAATTTACGTTGCACCAGATGACAGTGCTCAGCCTTCAGTTACTTACGCTGCACAGGCATCTCCTTTAATTTTCAAAAAAGGCAACACTACTGGTCTTAACGTAATGGGTTTGACGACTGCCAAGTTGTCAAATTATTCGCTTGAGATCGGCAATGAGATTGTCTATCGAGAGCTTGTTGGTGGTACTGGCGAGGTTTTGCTGACCAACAGAAACGTAACAGGCAACCTCACTATTGAGGCAGTTGCTTTGGCAACCAAGGATTACTTTGCCGCTGCCTTGGCTGAGACCGTTGGAATCATTGAGTTTACTCATGGCACAGCGGCTGGAAACATTGTCAAAGTTGACTCTGCGCGAGCAGATATCGCGGATGTCTCCTATGGGGACGAGGACGGTATTGCGATGCTGGAGATTCCTTTCACAGCTGTTCCAAGTACGGCTGGAAATGATGAAGTTGAGCTTGTCTACACCTAGACTTTAGACATGGGGTGAAGGGAGCCTTGGCGGGCTCCCTTTTTTTGTGTATGCTAAACAGGCTTATACGATTACCTAATGGCATTTGTTCGCAAAAAGGTCAAAACTTTCAAGTGGCCTGTTGAAGTTCAGGAGCCTAGTTCTGATCGCCCTGGAGAATTTGACAAATTTGAATTTACAGCTGTATTCAAAAGAGTCAAAATCTCTGAAATTGAAAAGATGGGAGATGACTCTGGCCTGCCTCTAGTAAAAAAAGTTCTTGTTGGCTGGGAAGGTATAGAGGATGAAGATGGCAAGCCTGTTCCTTTTTCATCAGATGAGCTTGCACTGTTTGCTGATGATGTTGACTGGTTGAAGGCTGTTTTGGCTAGCTACACCAAAACTTATGCGGATGCAGAATCGGGAAACTAAAAAAGGCCGCTATCTATTGGGTTAGTGGCGGCAAGCAAGTAGAAGATAAAACCAATGATGATGCTGCGGTCTTCGGCTTAAAGCTGCCTCAAAGCAGTGAGGAACCCGAAGATGTGGACTTTGAGGTGTGGGATGAGAACTGGGAGGCTGTAATGATGTTTTTGCATATGCAGACCCAGTGGACAGTCTCAATGTCAGGTTATGTTGGGCTGAAATACGAGGTATTGGTGGGTTCCGGAGGCTTGTTTGACCTATACAATGTGGAGGATCGCCGTGACGTGTTCGAGCGCATCCAAGTTTTGGAAGCAACGGCCCTAACCGAACTGAGGAAACGCTCTGATGGGAAAAATTGAACCACTCGTAATTCAGCTCAAGTTTAAGGACGCTGGCAGTCAGGCCGTTATTGATAAGGTAAAAAATAGTCTCAAGCAACTTGATATTGCAGCAAAAGGCGCTCGACCCAGAATTATGGGCTTGCGCAAAGAGATACTTGCTCAGGGCCAAGCTAGTACAAAAAGCGTTTCAAATATCAATGCACAACGTAGTGCGTTGCAAGCATTGCGTGATGAAGCAAAGATTGGTGGCAAGGCTTTTAACAAACTAACCGCTGACATCAAAAAACTTGATGATCAGATGGCTAAAGGTGGAGCTGCCGCACCAAAGAGAGGTGTAGGCGCTCGTAGGGCAACTCAAACGGCTGGCGCAATTATTTCAGGCGGAATCTTTGGTGGACCTGAAGGTGCAATTGGTGGTGCTCTAGGTGCGTTTGGTGGAGTTGAGGGTGCATTCGCAGGCGCTGCGATTGGCGCTCAGGTTGGAATGATTCGGCAAGCGGTTGGAGATATGGCTGATTATGCTGCCAGCATTGAAAAGCTAAAAATTGCTCTGAATGGTGTTTTGCCAAATCAGAATGATTTTAACTTTGCGATAGAGGCGGCTCAGTTAGCAACAAAAGAATTAAACATACCTCAAGAGCAATCTATTCGCGGTATAACGAGACTTTCTGCTGCGGTAACTGGTGCTGGTGGCCCTGTCAGAGATGCGACCTCAGTTTTTAGAAACGTTACTGCAGCTATTAAGGCAACAGGCGGTAGTAGTGAGGACGTTCAGGGCGCCATCACTGCAATGGTACAAGTGTTCTCAAAGGGCAAGGTAAGTGCCGAAGAACTTTCAGGGCAACTCGGCGAGCGCCTTCCGGGGGCCGTGACGATGTTCGCCAAGGCGAACGATATGACACTGCCTGAATTACAAAAAAACCTCAAGGCAGGCACGGTTGGGTTGAACGAGTTGATGAATTTTATTCATGAGCTTGGTGTCACTTTTGAAGGAACTGCAAGGCAAATATCTGATTCAAATGCTGATGCTGGGGCTCGGTTGTCAGTTGCAATTTCTGAGATGCAAGCAGAAGTTGGTGCAGCCTTGATCCCAATAGGATCACAATTTCAAGCAGCGTTTGCAGACTTTATACAAAAAATAACACCTTTTTTAGTTGAATTTCTTCCTAAGATTGGCAATCTTTTCCTTGAACTTGCCAAAAGAATTGACTCGTTTGCTATCGCGGCTATTGCAGGGTTCGCAGTATTTGGGGCCGCAAAGCTTGCCGCAATAGTTGTAAGCATTGGCGGCATTGGGGCTGCACTTTTAAAGCTAAAAGGCATAATGGTGGGCATAAGTCTTATAAATCCCTATACAGCGTTGGCAGCAGGGGCTGCTGCCTTAGGGTTTGCAATTAATGAAAACATTAGGCAGCAAAGAGCTTTTAACATTCTTGTGAGAGAGGGATCCGTTGCTGAAGTAGACGCTGCAATAAAAGAGAAACAATTGGAACTCGATAAAAAAATATTGCTGAAACTTGATGCAGAAAGAATAGCAGGCGGTAGGGAAAATATGGACGTTTTTTTAAGGGATGCTGTTGATGCGCCTATCAATAGATTGCAAGAAGAAATTGCAGGATTAAACGAAAGGCGTCGCACTGCGATCATAGATAGAGATCAAGGCGCTGCGATACCTGCCAACTTATTAACGCCATTTAAGTACGATCCAGTCAAACCGGATGGTTCCGGTGAAGATTCAGGCGAAGCAAATAAAAACAAATCGCTAATAGCAAGATCAAAAGAGTTACTGCGAATTCAAACAGCAAGCTTGAATGTAGCTGGGGCTCAAAATCAAACAGAAAAACTTCTCAGCCAACAGCTTAATAAAAGGGTCAAGCTGAAGGAGCAATTCAATAAACTGCTTGCAGACGCTCGAGGCGAAGAGGCTATAAGGTCGATCAAAGAGGATCGAGAACAAGCGCTAGAAGCACAGAGACAAACACAAAAACGAATACTAGACCAGCAAAATCAACTAGTAATAGACAAAGCTCTCAAAGGCGTAAACGATATAGTCACGAAAAACAAAGAGAAACTCGAGACTGATAAGGAATACAAACGCTTACTTATGGAAGGCGTTGAGCCTTCTCAGGCAAGGCAGATTATTGCTTTAACAAAACAATTAAAGCTGGAAGATGAAATATTGAAAACAAAGATTGCACAATTAAAGGAAGACCTTGCAAACCCTAACTTGTCCTCAGCAGATAGACAAAATATTCAAGGCAGGATCACTAATCTTGAAGGAGCAAGAGGCACTATCGCTGAAAGCGCACAGCAAGGCATACAAGACATAAGGGACAATCCTCCTGAGCAAAAAAGCTTTCTTGAGAAGTTAGGTTCCGAAGTAGATGAAATCGATAAAAGACTCAAAGCATTAGTCGACCCTGCTAATCAAGTTATTGGAGCCGCAAACGCTATCGGCGACGCTTTTTCAAACTCTTTCATGAGCGTTATCAAAGGAGAAGTGTCAGCAAGGCAAGCGCTTGCAAATTTCTTTAGTAGTGTGGCAAATCACTTCGCTGATATGGCTGCAAAGATTATTGCTGAAGCAATTAAAATGCAGGCTATTAAATTTATTAGCAGTATTATTGGGTCTATTGCAGGTAGTGCTGCTGGTGGAAGCTTTGGCGTAGGTGTTGGAGATGTTGGAGCAATCAATAACAATGCGTTTGCCACGATGGGCAACACTGCTTTTGGCGGGTTTTCTGCAGCAGAAGGAGCATATGTCCCTGGTGGATTAAAGCCATTTGCTAATGGAGGGATGGTTAGTCAACCAACCCTTGGTTTAGTTGGTGAGGCTGGAGAAAATGAATATATTATACCTCAGAGCAAAATGCGTACGGCGATGGCAAGATATTCTCGCGGCGTTCGTGGACCTGGAGTTATTCCAGGCAATGGTGATGATTTCTCAGGAGAGTCGTTAGCTGGTGCTGCAACTGCACCAATTGATGTTAGATATAACGTGGAGCGCATTAATAGCGTTGACTACGTGACTGCTGATCAATTCCAAACTGGAATGCAGCAGGCAGCACAACAAGGTGCTAAACAAGGTGAACAGCAAACACTGAAGCGTTTACAGATGAGTGGCAGCACACGTAAGAGGATCGGAATATGAGCCAATACGCTTTAGGCCATGTTGTAACGATCAATGCTTTGCGAGATGATCCAGGCAGCGATAAAGGGTTGTATGTGCAATTCCGTTTTCAGAACTTTTTCATTAATCAAGATATGACATACACTAATGAGAGTGGTACTCATCCGTATGATTTTGTGCCATTTGGCTTTTCTGGCGTAACAGTAAACCGTACGGGAGACGGGATGGAAGCTACCCTTGTTTTCCCAAACAATGATTTATCTCGCGGATGGGCAGTCTTAGCAATTAGAGATCATTATGTTGTCGAGGTCGAAGTTTTAATTGTTGATTCAACTAATCCGTCGAGTGGTACGCATCAAAGCGTACATAGTTACACCGGGCAGATTACTGGTGGAACTTGGGATAACGTATCGCTAAATTTGCAACTCAGCTCAGTCTTAGACGCTGTTGGGACGGACATCCCAAGGCGCGCTTTAACCAAGAAACTTGTTGGCAACTTGCCAGTCGCAAATAATGTCCGACTGCAGTGATTTAATTGGAATGCCGTACCGGTTTGGTGCTGACGGTAGTGATGGCCATATTGATTGCATCCATCTTTGCTATCGGGCATTAGAGCGGATGGGCATTGACGCGCCACCGTTTAAGCAAAGCTGGTATCAGGCGAGTAAGTGGGATGTATGCCGTGATTTAATGCGCTGGGGTTTGCGAGTTGAAAAGCCTGCGTATGATGGGGACATTCTGCTGCTACCGCAGCAATCCTGGGCATTCGCAGTCACATGGCAAAAAGGGATTCTTTACACGGGGGAAGGGACCAAGGGGGTGAGATGGTCATTGGTCCGAGCATTTACGACGTACCATTGCTTCCGTACGAAAGGCAGCTCATTGCAACGATTGGGATAACTGAAGAAGAGTATCGAGTATTTACAGCTGAGGTTAAAAGGCGTGGAGCAGTAAGACCAGCAGGTCGAGAAAATGTTCCTGACATTGTCAATGGTGTAGATCCGACAACAATTCTGATTAACTTGGCAATCAGCCTTGTGCTGACTGGTGTTTCATACTTGTTAACACCAAAGCCAAAGATGCCACGCGCTCAAGGCGGTGGTGTTACTGATCTTGGCAGCATTACAGGGGCCAATCGTTTTACGCCTTCACGCGGCTTTGAAACGCTTGCAGAGTTAGCAGATTATGCCTCGCCTGTCCCCATAATTTTTGGGATGTATAAGAACAATATTGGCGGAATGCTGGTTACGCCAAAGCTGATTTGGTCGCGGATGTTTAGCCATGGAACGTCGCAAAGAGCGAAGCTTATGTTTGTTGTTGGCGAACAAGGCGTCAACAATATTGGCATTGACAAGCCAGAACTTGAGGGAATTTTTCTGGGAAACAATGCGCTAGATGCAATTTTTAAGGATAAATTTGCTTTTTACTGGCATAAGGCATCTTTCTCGGGTAAATTTCGCATTAAAGGCGGCGACAAACAATATGGATCGCGGGGTTCGCTTGACTCTGGAGATCCAGAAATTAGCGGAAAAGATGATGTTTTTGACGTAGTAGGTTCAGGTTTTGAGCCAGAACAACTTTTTTGTCATGCTTACACGCCAGCCAACTCTACAACGTTTGGCTGCCATAGTACGATTGCAAATGGCACGAATTTCAGAGTTAACTATCAATTAAATCTTATTCCCAAGGATGCAAGCAAGGATTCCGAAAGAGTCACGCTTATGCAAAGGATGAAAGTAGTTGGAGAGTCTGGAGCACTAAAAGACGGCAAACAACTAAGAGACGTAGGTGAAACCCCTGGGACAATTAATTCAGGCCGTCGAGATGCAATTATTGATCAAAGACACGATGGAACGGGCAGAAACTATAGCCCACGCATGGGAGTCGTGGAATAC